TTAGCAGTACCAGCTTTTAAACTAACACCAACCTTATCACCATCTTTGAAAAATACAAATATATCACCAGCATGATTTTTAGGAATACCTTTTGGTTTAGCTCTATAACCCCATATAACTCTTTTGATAGGTTTACTTGCATGAAGTCCATACAAATAGTTTGTAATACCTATAGCATTTTCCATTTTAGTTTTAAGAAATTTTGATTCCATTGAAGGAAGTTTTTCTATAACTAATTTTGCTGATTTTTCATCCTGTTTGTCCCATGACATTCTAGCCCTACTGAAGTTTAAAGTATATAAAAACTTTTTAAAATCTTCAATTGATTTAGGTTTAAATTTCAAGTTGAATGCTATAGCAGGAAATAACTCAGTAATTGAAGCATTAAGAGTCGTGTCAACCCTCTTCTCTTCTAGATAAGATGGGCGCCACCCATAATCTTCTGATACAAATCTTTTAAAAGGTTCCATAGACTTTACATCTTCCTGTGAAAAGAATTTTTCAAGAGTATTCATTTATATTCTTTCTATTTATAATAAACAGAAGGGGTTGCCAGTGTTTGGCAACCCCTTCTGGCACAGAGTTTATGAGAGATGAGAGAGAGAAAACTCTGTGTCTGTTCTTTAGGCTGTATGAAATTCCACCCATGATGTTAGAATATATTTAGTATTACTAATAGGGGGATTGCCTCTATGTACATGTGTATATCCAGCGGGCCATATAATAAGCTTACCTTGTTCTGCCTTTACCCTGCCTGGATAATATAAAAATTCTGTTTCTCCACCTTCTTCAACCGTATTTAAAAATAAAGTAAATACAGCACACCGTCTATCAAAGGGACTTCCAGCATTTTCTGTATGCCATATATGATATCCTTGACCAATTTCTGTTTTCTGAAATTTTAAATGTCTAATTGCAACTACATGTTTAGCTAGTTCTGCATATTTTTTACTATATTCTGGCCATGCAGTATTGAAAAATCTATCTAGAAAAGAAGGACCGTGAGAAAAATTTCTACCAACATCCAGTGTCATTAGATCAAATGTGTCCATAGAATGATCATCCTGTTCAAGTTTTGATGGATTATTAACCTGTTGTTGACGGCCAATTCCTACTCCCATTTTCTGAAATTCGTTAAACTCCTTTATGGTGCGATCACATTCTTCTTCAGAAAAGAAGTTATTCCAAACTCCTACAAAACTTTCAGTAAGGGATAGCCCATCCCTTTTACCTATGATAAGGTCTTCACTCATTTTATTATAGTACCATGAAACTTAACCATTGTCAACACCTAATGTCATAAATTTTGGGATATTTCCTGCAAATGCACCACCTCTATTAAGGTTTTTGACTATTTTATTAGCCCTATCTTTATCTTCTAGGATAATAATATAACGTTTATTCTCTACTTCGTAGACTTTGTATTTTTTACCGTGGCGCCTAACTGTATACTTCATAATCAATTCACCACCAAGTCTTCAAAATCAAGTTGTTTTTTACCCATTTTCTTAGTCTTCCATTTCATAGTTTCATCTTCTTCGTATCTCTCACCATACTTAGTATTATCCATGACAGGTCCACTATCAAACAGGTCTTGATTGTCGGTATCGTACAGACGCATCTTAGCTCGATCAACCCCTACAACAAATCGTTTAAATGCTGTTGGATCATTATATCTATTCTTTAGTTGTTTCACCATTATCTGATTATTCTCTTCCATTTCATCTGTGGAGACTAGAGCTATCATCAAGTCAGCAGTTGCAGGCAATCCAAACGATTCTGAAGTATCTTCTAGGCCTGGATCAGAACTTGTAAATCCTGACCGTGTAGTTTGAGTTGCACTAACAATAGGAATGTTACGTTCTACTGCAAGACCCCTAATCTCTTCAGCGATTGCCTTGATATACGTATAACTGTTTATATTTGAACCCGCACGTATTCTTGCAGAGCAACAAATATTGAGATAATCGATATAAACTATTTCTGGCTCAAATGACCTTTTTAGTTTTAATTCATTTAATAAATGTCGAAAGTGTCCAGAGCCCGCAACCGCTGTTGGGTATTCTTTTACAATCAATTTACCGCTAGTTTTATTGCGTACTCTTTCTATCTTCTTATCATACATATCCTTTGGCATCAGTGCAAGTTCTTCTATAGGAACATTCAATAGATTTGCGTCTATTCTTTCTGCAATCTTTTCTTCTGCCATTTCTAATGTGATGTATAGAACATTCTTGCCGTCCATAAGATTAGCTGCAGACATATGACACATTGCGAGAGATTTACCGACGCCGGTTCCCGCTAGAATTATCGCCAGTGATTTTTTAGGAAGTCCACCCTTGGTGATTTTGTTCATGTACTCCAAATCAAAAGGCACCCGCTCTTCGACGCGGTGATAGAAATCGTATCGTTCATCTGAGTCATCAATAAAATCATGGCCGATGTTGGGATCAAAAGATACAGACAATGCATCTGTTAGGAGCTCTGGTATCTTACCTTTATCCTCTACCTCTTTCCCGTCTATTATGCTAATGGAATCCATTATGGCATTGTAGAGGGCTTTTTCTTGACAGAACTTTTCGGTGGTTTCGATGAGCCAGACTTTATCTTGCTCTTCATCTATAGTCAACTCACCAATACATTCTTTACAGCTATCAAAATCACTATCAGATATTTTACCTTCTGTATCGATTTCAATAATCAGTGCTTCCCTAGTCGGAAGGGAATTGTACTTATTAACAAAATGATCTACCTGTTGATATACAAGCTTTTCAGTTCGTTCTGTAAAATATTCTGGTTTTAGATAAGGTAGTGTTCTTCTAGTATAACTTTCATCATTAAGAAGATTCTTCAGTATTAGTGTCTCGATTCTCAATTATATTCCCTTCCTGTCCATAAAGAAATTCTTTTCCAGCCGCAACTTCTAACCGGCCCATAACTTCAGCAGTAAAATACTTTGTCGGGTTCTCGTTAATCTGTTTACCGAATACTTTTGAACCATCCGGCAACTCATAACGAGTTGATACCTTCTTCATTATACCATGTTTTTCTGCTAAGTCAAGAAGTCCGTAGTATCTATCTAACCCTTTATCAAAGGATAGTTTTACTTCGATCTTCTTATTCTCTTTGGTGAAACGCGACTTGTGCATTTCAACTTTGATGATATTGCCTACAACATCCTTATCTTCTCTATCCTTCTTCTTACCAAGATAACAGATAGTAGATGATGCATACTTCAGTCCAGCACCGCCAGACATTTCTTTCATGGGAATATAAGAACCAACAACCTCATAGGTATGATTGGTTACGAGTAGTGGCACGTTTGCCTTCGCTAGTTTTAGCGATAGAACTCTAAACGTACCACGTAATAATTGAGCTTTGGTCATGTCACGTTTGTCATTTCCAGATGAAACATCATCTAGTTCCTTGACAGATGAGAGCATACCAATACTGTCGAGAACCATCATCATAGGTGGTTTCTCTTTTTTCTCTCTTGACAATGCACCGTGACCAATATAGTTATCTAACATCTTAACCGCTGATGTACGGAACCCTTCAATACTTTCAGGCTCAGACACAACAACGCGCTGCGTGTCAATACCACGCGACTTCATCATATCCTTAGTGACAGCTGCTTCTGTATCGAAATAGATAACACCGCCAGTAGGATTGTCTGTTAGAAACTTCTGCACAACACCAAGAACAAAGAATGTCTTACCTGTTGCACTTTCTCCAGCAAATGTAGTAATCTTGGAATTAGGGACACCACCATATAGACTACCTGTCATAGCAGCATTTAGAATATATGACCCTGTATCAATTGTTCCAGTAAATTCGGAACTGTTTTTACCATCATCTAATATACTAGTATCTTCAATACCAGCAATAACATTATCAAGAAATCCCATTCACATTCTCCTAAGATTTATATACCGCATCCAATTGATCACTAAACTCTTCTATCTTATCCAACCTTTTGGGCCAATAGATATAATCCTTCTCTGGATTTTTTGCTAGGTTATTTAACAAAGGTTGAAACATATTATACAACGTATTAATCTTATTGTCAAGTTTTTCTTTCTCAGAACTTGATAGTGCTGCGCGATTAGTAGCAGTTTCTTTTTCTTTTTCTAAATTTTGGACTACTGCCAGTTCATCTTCGGTGACAGCTGTGAATCCAAAATCAAAATCGAAGTCATCACTCATGCGAATAGACCCTCCAATGTGTTTCTTTTTTCTGCGCTCCATCCGATTGACTCAAGGATGAAACTTAGTGGTTCAATAAAAGTTTTGCTGAACATAATTTCATAGTCAATATACTGACTTACTCCAAACTCTTCAGGCAATACATTGATGATAGAGATTACGTTTTCTCTTACAGGATTTGGCTGCTTCAAATAGCAGAACTTTATTTTTTCACCGTCTTTAATGGTTTCGTACTTCTTATTTAGGTCATTCTCTTCTATGAGTTTGTTATACAGGTGGCTTCCGCGCACATGGATGGGTATACCGACCTTTACACCCTTACTAATCCTACCCGAATCTAATGAAGTCATGGACCGTGGAAACGCAACGTCCTCAAACGGAGAAGCAAAGAACTCTTTCTTGAACTCTGAAATAAATTTCTGTACCGACTGTTCATCTTCATTCATGATAATGTGCAGGGCGTCTTTAATCTTGTCGCGACATATCTGTGGCGTACTTGACTTAACTGCTTCAACGCCCATCATCTTCAGTTTGGGTTCTGCATACCTAACACCCTCGCTATCGTGGACGTTTAGTATGTAACGCTTCTTGGCTGTCCATATACCCTTATCCGCAATCACTTCTCTGGACATGATCATCTTCTGATCATAAGCATTCATTACTTCAGCAAGTGTCTGATAACTTTTATCAATAAAAGGTTCCAACTTCTCAACTGCAACCTTGTCCAAGAAGTTGATAATTCGCTCAGTAGAAGTTCCCTCTTGAAACAGTTCAGATACAAGTTTGTCAAAACATATGTATAGCGAGTCCGTGTCTGATGCAAGCACATAATCCTCATTCTCCGTTTTCAGTAGTTTATTTAGATACTCGTTCATCTTCTTCTCTATCCACTTGATAGATAACTGACCTGACATTGTGATTGCTGTCGCCTGTCTGACATTGAAGAAACGAAACCACTTATTACCTAATGCACCATAAGCTGAATTTAGTTGTACCTTCTTCGCAAGTTGTAGATTGTGAAGTTTACTTACCTCATTGAAGTCGCGCTTTGTCTTTGTCTTCTCATATTGTTTCTGTACCTCAATCATTTTATTCTTATACAGAACACGATCATTATACATCTTCTCCATCATCGCGGGGAGAAATCCCTGTTTGTCATTTCTGAAGTAGTGACCATTGGCAGCCATAACCTTATCGGTTGGCGTCTGAACTTTACCATCGATAATGTCATCAATAGAAACTTTCTGTGGTTCACCCTCAATCAATGTCTCTGGTGATATGTTATACTGCATAATCAAATGTGGATACAGGCTGTTCAAGTCAAACGACATAACCCATTTGTGCATACCCACTTGCGGGTCTTTGACATACGCACCAACATATGAATCTTTTTTCTCATTGTCATCTTTGGGTGGAATAACAACATTACGATCTATAAGATAGTTGTGTATCAGAACATCCCACATACGAACTTGTGTGTATACATCGTTGTAGTTTACCTTGGCATCATACGCAAGTGCCAATGCCATATCAATCAACTTCATCTTGTCATCAATACGATCTACAAGCTCAACGTCGCG